TTGCGCGGCTTGCGACCNGCGTGGCGCTTGGCATGTTCGCCATGAACAGCGCCGACAACCTTCCCGCCCTTCTTGAACTGCCGGCGCGAGATCGGTCGCATGCCGGTCTTTACGTCAGCGTCAAGGGCGTCTGGCGGCGTGTAGCCGGATGCATCAACCTTCGTCCCCTGTGGGTCGGTGCGGGTGATCCGGTGGGCTTTAGCGCGTGCGCGCTCAGTGGCTTTCGACATGTCTTCGTTCTCCTACCGGCGTCCCGGCATCAGGTTCCTGACTTTTTCTTCGCAGCAACGGGAACCGGCGTCTGCTGTCTGGCAAGTTTAAGTGCGCGCTCTACAACCCCACCAGAGGAAAAACCATAATCCTTTTGACGCTGTAGACCAAGTAAAACGCTGTCTAGCATACGCTGGTTGATGGGTTGTATTTGTTTTTGTTCTTCAAACATCTTGCGAGCCGTGCTTCGGCCAATGCTAGACATTGAATATGGATGAACAACGTCGCCCGACTTAGTCGGTTTCTTCAGCAGTTTTTCAATCACCTCTGGAGCGGCATAGTGGCGCTGAACCAGCGGGAGGTCGCCCACATACTTCCCTCCCGTCGGGTCAGTATATGTCGAATGCGAAAACGCTTCCTCGATACCTTCAAGATTGTTGGGATCGAATTTCACCACGCGGTGCCCAAGCATATTACCTGGGGCGTTCAACACCTCTGGATCAGTGATGGCGGCGCGCGTCATGCCGATAGCTGGGAATCCGGCATTCAGCCACGTCGCCTTATCCATGTGCTTAATAATATTTGCACGATGTAGGCCGGGGATAGTCCTCGCAAATTCGCTTGCTTCTTTTGCGTTCAATACCCCAGGCCATTTGCTCATCAATTCTTGAACATATTCCTTCTTTTCTTTTTCAGATGCGGGCAAAAAACTAGCATTTTTAACGTCTTTATCAAATTTATCAGCATCTTCCTTAGAAATATTTGACCCTGGAATTTGAGCCATTACGGCGTCAAACATATTATGCGACGAATCAACGGACTTCGGACCCATGGGGGCATACATGCCATACACTGGACCATTTTCAGCAGCACGCCGGATCGCATTCTTAAATGCCGACCCATGCGTAATGTTGTTCGCCCATACCGCGCCAGGATTCGGTTCACGCATGTATTTCGGCCCGGCATGCAGATCGACCGGCCACGCTAGCGGTTTGTTATTGATATGCGTCATCCTACCCAGATTGGATCGGTCGCCGCCCATATTGATAAAGGAGCCACCTTTGCCTTGGTTATACAGGTCTTCCCACGAAATATTCTTTTTCGGCACCATGCTGACATTGCCCAACGGGGCGATGGTCGGCTTCACGTCACTTACGCCCACGGGTTGTTTGATGTTGTAATAGCCGCCCGGCTGTTTTGGCCCCTTGTTCCCCATCGGGATTTGAAATGTGGATGCGATGCGTAACGCCTCTTGCACATGCTCGGGATTTTCACTGAATGGGCTTGCAACGCGCTTCAGTGCTTCCTGCACAACGCTATCGTCGGGAGACGTATATCCACCAATACCATAGTGACCAACCACGCCTCCACGCGCATATCGACGCTTGATGGTGATCTTGCTTGGATCGAACACGACGTTGTTGTGGGTCGGCTTCCCAGTGTTTGGATCGCGGCTGTCGGCGTCTAGGTATCGGATGCCGGGAATGCCGGCTGCTAATAGGGCGGCGGATGCCTTGGCGGGATCTTTGCCGTGTTGAAATACGGCTGCACGATAAGCCGCTTCGCCTGGGCGTGAAGGATGCCCTTCGTCTTGCGGGTTGAGGCCGAGAAAGGATAGAGCCTGCTGCACATGGGGATGCTGTTCGCTTAACGGCTTATCCCAATCTAGAAAATGCTCCGGGTTTGCATGGACGCGAACGTGATACATATGACCACCAGTGCGTTTAAATCCTTTCGGGTTTAACGTGCTGATGTATTTTTTTTCATTTTCACCATAATCTTCTGGATATACTTTAGATTCTTCAATGATCGCTCTTGGCGCTTTTCCTACAACAACACGCTCCCAAAAAGAACGTTGAGCATTTAGATCATCCCACCCTTGACCATTAAGATTACGTTCGCGGGCATGATTATACAAATCATTGTAAATGTTTTCAGCACGCTTGCCTCTATATTTCCAATCAGCGTTAGAAATATAAGATTCTGCTGTTGGTTCAGCTTGCGCAAAATACAACCCATGCCCATACGCCTGCTCACCCGCGCCCGTTCCAATCCGATCAGACCGAAACCGACCAAGAGGATAATCCTTCACAACCTGAGCGCCTTCCGGCACAGGCTGGCTTGCCAGAATATGCTTCTGTTCGCCCGTAGGATGCTGAATCAGACGTTCCGCAGGTAACTCATGTGGCGATCCATGGTAAGCATCGAACCCAGTTTCGTCTGTTGGCTCTACGTCGCCACCGTCGGCCTTGTGGATGGCTTTCTGCTTAGGTTCGAACGCACCGCTATTGCCAATGGCAGACTTGATTTGCGTAGGATGCCGCAGCATGACGGCAAGATTGCCCTTCAGCGACGAAGGTATCCAAGAGTCATGACCGGCGGCACGCAAAGTATCAAACCAGTCTGACTGCGCCTTTTTGTAGTTTTGTGCCCGGTTTATAGCCTCTGGCCGCTCTCCAGTGTATGGATTTTCTGCCTTCAAATACGCCGGAATAACCCGGCCTGCGGTGTTTGTCGGCTGGAATCTGCCGTTCTCCCATACATGCCCCTGGCTGTCATTGCTCTCGGCGTATTGGCTGGCTTCATGCGGATCGGTCGTAAACCATGCACCATGCCGACCGACGTTAAATGACGTGAAGTCTTTATCTTTCGACGTGCCGGTATAATATGTGCGCGGGACGCCATTATCGTGCGCCACGCTATTGCCGAACCACTGGCTAAAATTGGGATTGCTGGTGACGTCGCCACCGTCGGCAAAGGTTTGCGGTCCATCACCCATACCGGTGACATGCACACCAGGGATCATGGAAGCCGGATGTGGCGGCTTTGGGTGGTCGCCGGTAGGTAGTGGCCCAATCTCCTTAGCAAGCCCCTTGGCGACTATTATAGCGCGTCGGATGGCTTTGTCGCTGTCGTCAATCATACCGCCTCGCGCCTTCATAAGGTCTGGGCTACCAGCCTCAGATGGATCAAAGTTGGCATGGATAGAGCGCAATTCGGTTGGATCATTTACCTTGTAGTATCCGGCCATTTGATTTGTTCTAATGGGAGCATTCTTTTTGGCGTATAATGGCATAATATTCCCGCCATATGTCGGCGTATCGTTGTATTGATTTTTTGTTGCATATGCGTCTGCAATACCTGGGTCTTTTGAAATATATGCACCGGCATGGCCGCCAGGGCTAATGGGATCAAATTGTTTAATATCTTGATCTGAACCGTGATAATAAACAGTTCTAGTATCAAAACCCATTGCTCTTGCACGCTTAAGGCGGCTTTTAAGGTCCATTGGCAAATTTTCTTTGCCAGTTACACCGCGCGCAACCATCATCGCCTGACGTTTAGCCTTCGCGGGATCGTCGTTCATTGCTTTTCAGCCTGCTTTGCGATGGGGGCGGCAATCGGTGCCGCCTGGGGGTGCAAGGCGATGTCGCGCGCCAGTTCAAGTAGCTGAATCTTCTCGTGACTTGCGCGGTCGGCGGCGCGGTTGCGGTCTTCCTGCATGACGTCAGCCTGCTGAATGCCTAGGGCGTGGCGCTTCGTCTGCGCGTCCATCAACTTCGCCCTTGCCGTCATCAGATCGACAGGCGTGTCCACCTGCTGTTGCTGAACATCATGCGGTGCGCTTGCTTCGTGTTGCGCCTTCAGCATGTCCGCCTGAGCCTTCAACGTCTGTGCGTCGGCCTGCTGCTTTTTGACCTGCATTTCCGCCATCTGCTTCTGCATTTCCGGCGGTGGCGCAGCCTGTGCAGACGGAGGAGCCATAAACTGATCGGGGTTGGAGAAACCGAGAGCCTGGATGCACGCACGATCAATGGCAATCGGGTCATACATCGTCGGGTTAGACGCCTGTAGCTGCTTCAGCGCGGCAAGCTTCATCATACGCTGCGCTGCACTGGCTGTGTTCGGGTCTGCCTGGGGCGACAGTTCGTTGTCCTCTAGCGCCTTCAGGAACACCTTCTCGTCCCACGTATATGCAGGCGTCTTGTTACGTTGCCAGAAGCTGTTCGGGTTCTCTTTGAAACACCGTGCAAGCAACCGAAATTCCTCGGCCTGCGATGCGTGCATGCGCTTGTGAACGCTGTTCATCACCTTCGCGGCCTGTTCGATCATCGCCAGGGTGGTGCCGACAGGTGCGTCTGCGCGTCCTTCACCAACCTGCTGCTCAGACGTGCCGCCGATCCGCATACCCGTGGTGGCAATGTCATTAACCAGCGACATCAGTGCCGGCGATGGTTCCTTATACGGGAGAGGCATGATGGCCTGATTAATGGGCATGCCACCGGTTTTGACCGGAGCGCCACCACCCGGCGGAACGCGGAAAATGTTAGTGTTTTGACGCGCGCCAGTATCCGCGAACAGAAAGCCAGGGAAATTAGAATACATCCCAGCATCAAGCAACTCACGCCAAGCAGCAGTAATAGCGTTGGTAGTATTACCAAGTATATGCAGTAATCCAATGTCGTAGAAGCCGAAGCCAGGAACGAATGTATACTTGACGAAGTTAGCACGCGGGTCAGGAAGTTCTTCGTCGTTCTTGTCGTAGTTGCGAACAATAGACAGGATTTGCTTCGAAGATACGTCAATAGTGACGCGATACGGGACTTCCAAGCCACTGATTTTGCCCTTGTATTTGTGTTCGTAGCCGACGATATCGAGTTCGCAATAAATCTCGTAAATTTCGCGGTCGCGGTCGTCAGGGTTCTTGGTTTCGGAACTGATCCCCTGCTGTGCGTCCTTCTCCTCCTTGACGGCATCAAGCTTAGGCGCGGCAGCCTGCGACAGTTCGGGTCGCGGTAGACGCCCATGATTTGCAGGCGCTTGACCGTCGATGGCTTCATCGACACGCGGTGCGTGATGCGTCGGGCATTCTGAAGATCGGATGCGTTGTTGCTGACGATCAGGTCATCGGCATCAACAGTCTCGCTCACGGGCCGGTTGCGCAGGGGGCAGAAGTAGACTTTCTTGAACGCTGTGCCGCCGAAGCCAAGCAACAGAAGCATGCGGTCGGTGTCGGGATAGTATTCCGTCGCCGTGCTGGTGAGGTAGTGATTGAAGTCCTTTTCCAGCGCGTCGGCCAATTGGTCTTGTTCTGCGGTGCTGCCGTTGCTGTCGTCCCTGATCTTCACCGGTCCATCGGTGGGCAGCATTTCCGAACGCGCGTTCGCCTGGAAGCGGAGAACAGCCTCGAGAAGCAGCGGGTGACGAACGCGGGACATACCCTCGACAGGAGCGCCGTCAGACGCGCCGGCAAGGTTGGGGATCTCCACTTTCAGACCGAGAAGCTTAATTCCCTGCGCGCGGTCCTCAATCCATTCCTGGCGGGTTTCGAGGTCGTCTTCTACGCCACGTAGCAGTTCGCTGCTGATGCGACTCAGTTCGAGGTCGCTGATGTCCTCGGCTAGATTGTCGAACCAACCCTTCGGACCACGGCTTTCGGCCTCATCAATGGGCTTGCCGTCCAGACTGACGGTGATCGAACCATCAGGGTGTTCGATGCGTAGGATCGCACCTTTGTCGTCATATTCCGGCGTATCCTGCTGCTCGTCGTCGTCTGCCACCACTACGTCCATCGGTGCAGGCTGCAAACCCGGTTCGGGTTCAGACAACCGGATGTTCGGTGAAAGGCCAGGAACGAGCGACATATGCTACCCCATGAGTGCGCCGTGTTCGGCAATAAAGCGTTCGATGGCTTCTTGCGCGGCATAATTATCAGCGATTGCTTTTACTGTATAGGTCGCAGTAATTCCAGCCAAATCGGGCGACCATACTTCCACGGTGAAAGAACCGTCGCCATTATCCTCAAGTGCTGCTTGGCATTTTAGCATGATTACACCGGATATAGAGGTTGTGGCGGTTTGCCTTGATGCTGGTTGGCAGCGTTCAACTCCGCAATACGCTCGGGGCTGCGGACAAGCAAGCCGAGGTCGCGCAGGTGACGAAGCGCCATACTGACGGTATCGCAATTGTGCGTGAGAATGCCGTTGGCATAATAGCAGTGTTCCCCCTCAACCGTCAGATTGAATACGGGATGCATAGTATGGGTGCGCTTTACTGATTTTACCACACACAAATTTTGATTTTCGTTCAACGCATCTATCTGTAATACATCAAATGGACACAGTGACGCAAGTTCTTTCCATTCACATCCAACCCGTATGGGATGATTTGCGGTCCCTACTAAACATCCTCCAGTGTAGTCAACTTGCCATACTTCGCGTACGCCGGTCATGGATGCAGCAGATACTAGGCATGGACCTGCTGGCGTTGCCACCATATCTCCAGCAACTATTGCGTCTATGCGCTTAGTGGTTCCATCAAACATAGTGATTAATGTATCGCCTATCAGACAAAGATCGTCATGTCGCCCTTTGGGGAACTGGCCGACCTGTGTGATGACCATGTCAGCCCACGCACGATCGGGCGCGTATACCATACCTTCGGAGAACAACGCCTGCACGCTGTATAGGCGCGCTAGCTTGTCCTGCGCCTTAGGGTCAATCAACTGCACGGCGAAGTCTTCGTGGCCATACATACGGCGCATTTCCTGCGACACGCTGATGCCTGACGCCTTGTTCTCAATCAGTAGCTTGTCAACTTTCAGCGTGCGACAAGTCTTTGCTACTTTTTCCACAAGGTCATGCAACTCCAGGCGTTCCTGCCAAGCCGTCATCAGCATGACCTTCGGCAGACCGTCGATAGTGCCGGTGTCTGGCAATGCCTCGGCGTTTGCGCCATACCGGTTGACCGTTCGGGTGGCTCGGGTGTCGGTTGATCCATACCAAACGCCCCAGACCGTCAGGGCGCTAAAGTCATTCTCTTGTTTAGTGGTGTATGCGGTGTCCAGGCTGGCGATGATGAAGTCGAACGGCGGGAAAGCTTCGTCAGGCCAGAGGTTCCACCACTCTCGCTTGATGACACCGCCGCCGGCAGGTTCAGGACGCTGCTGTAGCTGCCCTGCGGTCGCCCACGGCCCTAGCGTCTTTTCGAGCAGAACAACCTGCTGTTCATCGAACCGCTCCGGCCACAACAGTTCCCCAGGCGTCGTGCGTGGGTCTTTCCACTGTATCGGCATACCGTCATCTGTCGCCCAGGCGGGCACCAGGGTGGTATAAAATGACCGGTCTGGTTCATAGCGCATCGGTAGGCAGAGGTGCTGCCAGTCGCCCACGCCCCTTTCTAGCACATGCCCGCTGATGTCCTGCTCTGACAGGCGCTGTGCGATGACGATGCGGCAACCGTAGCCGGGCTTGGAATTGTTCAGACGATTATACCACGCCATATCCCACCACTCGATAGTGGACTTGATGACGGCTTCGCTGTTCGCCTCGGCGCTGTTGTTAAGATCGTCGCCGATCAGGTAATTGCCACCGAGGCCGGTCGTAGCACCGCCGACGGACACCGTGTTGCGTATGCCGTTCTGGTCATTCTGGAAACGCTGCTTGGTGTTGGTGTCGCCGGTCAGCTTGAACCGGTGTCCCCAACGCTTTTGATACCAGTCTGATTGGATCAGCGTTCGGCACTTGACGCTATCTTGCAGCGACAGGGCCATCGCGTAGCCGGCGTGCAGGAATTGCGCTCCAGGGCCAGCCAACGGCGTCCTTGCGTTCTGTGCCCATACCCAGGCGGGGAACATCACACCGCACACCGTTGACTTGCTGAAGCGCGGCGGGATGTTGATCAGCAGGTTGGGGATGTATCCATCTGCGCACGCTTCCAGATGCTCGCACACCGCTTGCAAAGCATATCCGCCCATAGCGAACTCTGCGCTGTCAATATTCGGCCAAGCGGCGACAGTAAAGTCGTAGAGCGATGCTTCTAATTCACACCGCTCTATTTCAAGTAACGCCTCGTCTACATCGACATTACTGTCGCCATACTTGATTAGCATTATGTTTTTCTAGCTTTTCGCGCATCATAAGATTGCCTTACGATGCATCCCCATATTTCCGCGCTTTTTTCGCTATGAGGATCAATGCCATCCTTGCTTAATTGATGCCTGAAAGCCTTTTGACATATTTGCTGAATAGATGATGGCGTCAAATTATACATTTCAGCTACTTCGGCATGAGTATATCCCTCTTTATATTTTTCTAGAATAGCATACGCACGCTGTAAGCTTCTTTCCCAATTTTCCGCTTCTAGAGAAGACCGCGCAAGAACAGCAGGCGAGTCTTGTCGAAGCTTAACTCCTACTCTGTCGAGAGCCTTTATCAAGGAAGCAAGAGTTACTTTGCCCATCCCATATGAATTAAGTAATTCTGCGGGTGAATACTTTTCCAGTTCCTCAGTTGTCTGCAACCCCATTACACGAATTAAGCAATTAGACGCTCTGGTGTGCAGCATTAGTTCAGAAATTTTCATCTTCTTTGTCCTATACTGTTTGTTTACTTGTTCTGTTCTTTAGCAGCCAATAAAGCCTGCTTCAACGCATCACGCGCATCAGGATCAAGCGACCTTGCGTCAATAGTCGCCACCTGCTGTGTCTGTATTGGCGCACCGTTTGGACCGCTTACCTCAGTCTTGTTCACATCGCCGTAAGTATTACGGTTCAGTTTACTTGCCAACCATTTGCGCGTGTCTACCATCAGACGTTTTTGGTCTGATGGAATACTTGGATCGTCAGAAATTGATATCATTTGGTCTACGTAGTAGTTTTGCTGGTCTTCGCGAGCGCGCGTATACATCAAGCTAAATTCGGGGTGAACACGCAACCAATTATAGACCGTTTGTAGCGTAGGAACGCATTCATGTTCCATGGCTATTTTATACAGCGACTTGCCAACAGCAATTTCAGAACAAATCAATTCAGCGATAGCAGGATCATAAGTGGACGGATTGCCATTATTCGCCCTCCCATCTTTTTTCTTCGGCTGTTCGGCAGACACGTCCTCGGTTCGCAGCACGACAGCCGGCGCACTCTTTGGTTTACTGTTCTTGCCGGCCATATCTGCGTCCCTAAATGAAATTCGGTCGGGCTTATTTAGGGACGTTCGCCCGTCTCTCGTCCGGTCCCGGTCGCCACCCGGTCGCGCCTATAGCTACCCGTGGTATTTCCCCTCTCCACGGCTGAGGATTTTAATATAGCCTACCGGCAGTGCATTTTCCACTACCCTATCTTTTTAGCCTTCTGGGCCTCCATCTTCCTTTGGTAATCCTTCCAGCCCTGCTTGATCTGGTCGAAGGTCAGTTCAGGCTTTGGCTTCAGGCGGTTTGCTGCGGACAGGAAACTGTCACCGGAGCGCCTGATAGCGGTTTCGTGGTAATCTTTGTTCGGCATGTTTGTTACATCCCAAGNTTGCGGCGGTAGAGGTCCAGGAGGGTTTGTTCTTCCTCGACGTCAGCCTGCTCGCGCTTGCGGTCGGCAATCAGCCGGCGAAGCACCCTCTTGTCGAAGCCGGCGCTTGAAGCCTCGGTGTAGATATCTTTGATATCGGATGCCAGGGACTTCCGCTCACTTTCTAAATTTTCGATGCGTTCGATGATGCTACGGAGGTGTTCGGTAGCGATGTTGTGACCTATTTCCATTATACGTGGCTCCATATTTTGTTGCGTTTTATCAGGTGAATTGTGCTTGGTGAGACATTAAACATTTCAGCTATTTCTGTCTGCTTAATCCCTTTATCTTTTAGTAGATTCCTTATTTCGATTATTTCACTTTCTTTTAGTTTTGCTCCATGCACATCAACTCCTCTTACTCTAGTCCCATGCCTTTCCCGGTCCCTCATGTTATCGGTCGGCGTTCCCCACCTTAAATTTATTACTTTGTTGTTGGTTTTATTGTTATCTATATGACAGACAATAGCCCCTTCAAAAGGCGGATTACCCAAAAAAGCAGAAGCAACTAATTTATGTATTCTTGTTTGGTTAATTACACCGTTCTCTGATAGGGTTACAAACTCATAGCCATGTGCGCATGCTGGGGATAATATTTTACCTGATGAATTGCGTTTAACGCGACCAAAACTACTGACAGAATAAGACGGAGAGTATTCTACGCGTTTCCAACGCTCCTTTGTTGAGTAAAAAGAAATAAGGTCAGAAACAGTTAAATAACTCATGCCACCCTCCGTTCGATGCGCTAAATTATATTAGTCTACATCGCTCGTCAAGCATTTTTATTCTCCTGTTCGAGTAAGTCATGCAACGTGTGCCGCATGATGATCTGGGCTGCATTCAGCGTTTTAGTCGGGATATCGCTTTCGCTGGCAAGCACGGCAGTCAGCGTAGCCAATCCGAAGACGACGCCACCTAGTTGGTTACGTTCATAAAATTTCTCCTTGTTAAGGATTTCATGAATTTCGCTGGCCAATTTGATCGAACTCTCGCACCACTGTTCGAAGCTACTCATCTTCATTGCTTTCCGATTTTTTATCGTGCCTTGCAAAGGACATCGACATTCGGACTAATTCAAGACCAACTACAGTGATAGCATCTGTTACATTATTGGCCTGGGAAACTTGTTTCGCCAGGATGGCTGTCAGAACATAAATTTGCACACCAAGCGGCGCATCCTGCATGATATTATTTTGAATAAACAGATCTAAAATCTGTTCATAATGTTTCAAGCTTTCTTCATGCAAGGATTTGTTCATCACCGACGGATCGATGCTGTTTTTTAGCTGCGCGACAACATCTTCAATAGCCATAGTGCTGTTTCTCTGTTTGATGGCCACAGTAGGGCCAGGGAAGCCGCTACAGCGGCATATGGGATAGCCCGGTAGTTGGCAACCAGCGGCCACAGCAGACAGGCCCAGGCGGCGATCCAGAGGGCTGTGGCGATGGTGTTGACTGTCACGTCATATCCTTTCCTTAGCGATGATGTTGTGAAAAGGAAGACGCCTTCCCCTTCTTTAGCCCCCGTTCTGGGGGCACTTGGCCTTCACGCGGAGTGTTTCGACGCATGCGACCTTGTATGGCGTGGCGTGTCCGAGGATCGCCTTGACGGCATCAGCGTCAATCGCCTTGCGCTCGCTGATAGTGACGCAGATGTCGGCGGTTTCGCCCGTGATGACATCCATGCCGGTTTCGAGGATGGCCTTGCGCGCTGCGGCGACAGCCTGCTTGGCGGCTTCTTCGGCGGCTTTGGCTTGCAAATAGGCGAGAACCAAGGGAGCGGTGTTGGACATTTTGTGATTCCTATCATGTAAACTGCACCATTCTTGGTGCTGAAACCTATATAGAATTAACTACTTTCTTTGTCAACTTCACCCTGGGGATTTTGGATGCTTTTTTGACAATTAATTCAAAATTTTTCGTCTCCTCGTTCCGCCGCGTTGTGACGATGATCGCCCCGTCATCATGCATCGACCAGATCACCACCTGATCTGCGTCGGGATGCCAGTGCCAGATACCGTCGCCAAAGTGCCGCGTGGCTGCGACCGACCATTCGGATGTGATGTGCATATTAATGGCTTTCGAAGTTGATGTCGCAGTCTTCGCAAATACTGGCGAAGGTGGACATTGGCAGGCGGTCGGAGAGCACCAGAAGCGCAATATCGACCATAACGGAGAGCTCACGCTGCGTGCTGTTAAGCTCGCGAAGGTCGGCGGCGGAATCGGTGGCAATCGCCATGAGTTCCTCCGTCGGAAGCCTCATGTATTGGCTGCGAATGTCGTTGGCGTTCATTTTTCTACCCTCCTATTTCAAACAACAGCTTCGATGATGGCATCGACAAGATCGGCGACCGGACCAACGGCAGAACCGTCGATGATGGTTTCGTCCGGCTCAAGGCCAGATGCGACCTGCACCCATCCGATGTTGCGGCCATCAGCGTCGTGGAAGTGGACGAACAGGTCATCGCTGACGTCGTCAACGGCGCGCCAAGCATCTTTTGCGCTCTTGCCGGTGTATCCGGCCTCATCGTCATACATGACGGTGATGGTCCACTTGTGGCGTTGAGCCTGGACGAACAAGGCTTTTGCTACGTTGATCATGGCGATTATGTCCAATCAATCAAGTTGGTGTAAGCGATTTCGACAGCGTCCTGGTAGCCCTTGTTGTGCAACCAAAAAAACAAGGTCACTTCTTCGTCTTCCGTCATTTCAGCTTCGCCGTCCTCTGGTTCTTCCTCGAACTCAGCGCCGTCGAAGGAAACGTCAACGTCGCCATATGTGTTCCGATAAGCAGAGAAGAAAACGACGGCATCATACTCGATTCCGTTGCGGGTGATTTTAGCGTTGATCTTCATGTTCTATCTCCGGTTTCGATGAAGAATATCTACCGGAATGCGATGAGGAATGCAACACATAAAACGCATAAAATCGAAAAATATTTTAGAAGGGAAGATCGTCTTCATAATTTTCGTTCCCGGACAGACTGACTGGGTCTGCCTTGCGCCTCGCAGCGGTCACCGTAGCGCCAGGGAAGGTGTGTTTGATTTTTGCAATCTCCGGGTAGGCGGCGAGGATGCGACCCACTTCAGCGAGGCTGTAGACGGTGCATGCGCGGTTGTTGCGTGCCACATTGATAGCGTCTAATTCGTCGCGGACGATAATAATCACCTCAAGCCCGTCTTCGTTCATAATTTCCCACTGCTCTGGGGCGAGGGGTGACTTGCCGGCTGCCGTCGCTTCAGCGTCGAGTTTACGCCATGCAGCACTCATACGCTTTGCTTCATGTCGCACATCGTCAAGGCTGCCACGGTCGATAGCCTCGTTATACATCCGACGTTGCCGGTCGAACTTCTCGCGCCATTCGTCAGACACCACGAGACGCAGCCGACCGACACCCCACTTGGCTTCCATTTGGACAGCCAGTTCATCAGTGCCGTCGGTAGCTGCTCGTCCAGCTAGATATAAGTCAGGCGTTTGCAGCCAAGGTGCCATGGATGCCGGTATCGGTGCCTGCTTCTTTTCGTATTTCGGTTTCATCTGTTTTTTCCTTTCTGATGTGTGTGCGTGCTCCCACTCCGTGACGTGCTCCGGCTCGCGTATCTATAGATACGCGGGAGCACTGGAGCACCACGTGATTTTTGGCTGGAGCACGCTGGAGCACACTGGAGCACTTGGAGCACGTTGTTTTTATTGGGTATTTGTGGAGCACCTCTGGAGCACCACCTCTGGAGCACGTTCATTTGAGTATGTTAATGATATCATGGTTGACTCCGATGTATTTCAGGGTCGCAAGTTCAGACATACGCCCTCTAAATCCAGCAGTCTTCCGCTTCCGTTCTGCACCATCATCGTCGATTTCGAATGCTTCGACCAGCCCTTTGCGCTGGCATTCAGCCAACCATACGGCACGTGTCGTCTGCCCAGGCGTGCCGGAAACCACCACGGCATCCAGCAACGCCTCGTAGACGGCCTGTTGCGCCGGCTTCAATCCGCCTCCCTTCCCTTGCTTTTTCACATCCCCAGCCGGTTCCCACACCCAGCGGTCATCGACCAGTCGGACAATCTGTGCCTGGAACTGCTGCCAGTTATCTGGCGTCCTACGCCTCGCCTTTCCGGGATGGTCAAATGACAGGCTGAAGCCGGTCGCGCCGCCTGGGACGTCCTCATCACCCTGGTCTTCATCCTTCAGCGGTGCCATAACCCC